GAGCGTGGAGCCACGCACACCGCCGGAGAGCGGGTATGCCTGGGCCTGGACGGCGGGCGCAGGCGCGCGGGTGCCGCGGTCTTGCTCGAGTAGCAGCTCAGCGCGGAGGCGGAGGGCAGTGTTCATAGGAGCAGGATTCCAGGGGTTTCGGTTTGCGTGGCTGTGAGCCGGGCGATAAGGCCGGCGCCCATGGTGGCGGCAATGATCAAGTCGATTCGGCCGCTGGCCTTGGCTTTGCTGAGCTTGCGGTTTTCGGCGTCATCGGCCACAACAACGGCATTTGCTGCGCACCAGGTAAGGACAGGGTGACCGGGGTGCACGGCGGTGTTGTTGAGCAGATGAGTCTCAAAGGCTTCGACAGCCGGGCTCATGTCTTTGTAGCCTTGGCCAAAGGGCTCCATCGGCGGCAGGGTGAGGCCATTGTCATCGGCCAGGGCTTTAAAGTCTTCGATGCGCCAGCGGTCATAGCCCACGGCCTGTATTTCAAAAACCTCTGAGAGGTGCACCAAAAACTTTGCGACCGTGAGCTTTGAGACGGCGCGGCCGGGCGTGGTAAAGAGGTGCCCAGCGCTGCGCCATGCCAGGTAGGGCACGCGATCGAGGTTTTCTTTGCGCTCCAGATCCTCATCTGGCACCCAGCAAAACGGCACGATGCGCCAAGGCTCGTCGGGCACAAGCGGCTCGATCCACAACACTAGACCGGTCAAGTCGGTGGTACTGGATAGGTCAAGCCCACCATAGGCACGCCGGCCAGCAAACTCCATGTAGTCAAAATCTTGCTCGGCACCAAACCACACGTCGGACGAGATCCACGGGTTTTCGGCATCGGTCCATTCGCAAAAGCAGAGCCGGCGCACCAGGGCTTCTTTGCCCGGCATGCCGCGGGCTTCGCGCACTTGCTCGCGCAGGTACTTGACCCCTGGGAGGTCAGCTTCCTGCAGGCTTGGGTTGGCTTTTGGCCAGCACGATTCATCTTTGATGGGGTCTTCACCCTCGTCAAGACTGCAGATGTATGCAAAAAAGCTGTCGTCTTCCAGGGTTCCCGCGCTGACTTTTGCGCCGTAGTCGTGGTAGCCCCAGCAGGGGCTCGATTTGTTCGATCCCGAGTTCGTGATCATAAAAATCAGGGCTTGCCGGCGGCTCTTGGTGCCAGCGCGCAGCATTTCAACAACCGTATTCGTCTTGTGCTCGTGCAGCTCGTCAATCAGGCCGATGTGGGGCCGTGGGCCGCTTTGCCCGTCGTCGCTGCTGATTGGCCTGAAGAATGCGCCCTGCGCCATGTAGGCAAGGTTCCAGCACCGCTCACCCGTTCCGCTCTTTTGCAGGCGCTTGGATAGCTCAGGCGATTGATCCACCATGGCAACGGCGTCACGAAACAGGATCATGGCTTGATCCTTTTTCGTGGCAGCGCTGTAGATTTCCGCGCGTGGCTCGTTGTCAGCGACCAAGCCCTTCATGCCAATGCCAGCGGCCAGGGGCGACTTGCCGGAACCCTTCGCTGTCTCCACATAGGCCACTCGAAAGCGCCGGTATCCGTCAACGCCCTGCCAGCCGAACAGCGAACCGACAACAAACTTTTGCCAGGGCAGCAGCTCGAAAGGTTTGCTTTCGTAGTCGCCGCCGTTGAGTTTCAGGACGTTGCTGTAAAAGCGCTGCGCCTTGTTTGATTCTTCAACATTCCAAACCAGCCCGCGCTTCTTACCTTCTTTCAAGTCCCGCAAGCTGGGCTAATTTTTCAGGGGGTGTTTATGCCCAGTCCACGACCTAAACCAACAGCCTTAAAACTAATTTCCGGTAACGCTGGCAAGCGCAAGATCAACAAGACAGAGCCGAAGCCGAAGCGGGTAATCCCATCGTGCCCGGCTCACTTAGATGATGCTGGAAAAGTCGCATGGGGCCGTTTGACAGTGCTGCTTGATCGCATGGGCGTGCTGACTGAAGCCGATAGCGCGGCGCTCGAAAGACTGTGCGACTGCTACAGCGACATTCTGATTTGCCGCGAAGCCTTGAAAGCTGACGGCTGGACATACAAGACAACCACGGCGCAGGGCGACACCTTAATCAAAGGAAACCCAGCGGCCACGCAGTTGCGCGCCGCTGATTCTCAATTCAAAAGCTACCTGATCGAGTTTGGCCTGACGCCTGCGGCCAGGTCGAAAGTACACGCGACACAAGGCGAAGAGATCAAAGATGACCCGCTAAAAGAATTCTTTGGAAGCTGAAAATATATTGTAAAAACATTGCATTGTTGCGTGTTTCTATATTAGAATATCTTCAATGGCAAGCAATACCGCAGGCCAGAAACAGGAGATAGATTAATGGCAGCGTCAGCCAAGCGCCCGCCCGCAGATCGCGGGCAGGGAAGAAAAAGCGTGCAGGGCGGCGGTAAGTCGCCGGTCTTGCAGGTGGTTGTCTCGCCAGAGCTTAAAGCCAAGGCAGAACGCAACGGAGCGCAGTGGGTACGTGATTCGCTGACAAAAGCCAAGGAGCTAAACCATGGCAACGTCTAGCAGCCCATCAGCACGCAGAACGCGGGCCAATGAATCGTTTGGCTGTGCAGCGCAGTGCATTGGCAAAGTGGAAGCCGGGATGTCGCTCTTTGCGGTGACTCGCGGCCAGTGGTCAATGATTGATGCTGTTTTGCATGTGCTCGATCAGGTCGGGCCAGCAAAGCTTAGTTTGTGGACGTGGACGGTCGCAGAGTACGAGGTGCAGGTTTTGACGCGGTTGCGTGAAGATCGGCGCGTAACGGGTGGGCGTCTGGTTATTGACGCCGGGGCGCGTAACAAAAACGCTGGGATCATTGCAGAGTGGAAAAGCTCTTTTGGTGATGGCTCTGTTCGTTATGTGACGAATCATTCAAAGATAGCCAGGATTGAAAGCGCCAGTGGGCTGAAATTCTTGCTGCGCGGCTCGATGAATCTGAATTTCAATCCGCGTTTTGAGCAGTTTGACATTACCGAGGGCGGCCCAGATTTTGACCTCGTGGAAGAAATCGAGGACGAATTGCCCTTGCTGGGAGACAACTGCACCGGAAAACAGGTGTGGGCCGCGTCTCGCGTAGGTGAGGCATTCGAGCCAGAACAATTAGCGCTTTTTAGCGGAATGAAAGTGTGGGCGAAATGAATCGTGAAGAAGTGATCGGCATATTGAAGCGCGACAACCCAGCCGCAGGGATGGATTTGGTGTGCATGTATGCCGATTGCTTCACGGACTACCGAGAGGCCGCCGATAACATTGCCAAAAACGGCAACATTGTTGCTCATCCACGCACCGGCGCGCCGATTGAAAACCCTTACATCAAAGTGAAAGCGGCGGCTATGGCGCAACTGCGCAAAATGGCACGCTTGAAAAATGTAGAGGCACTGTGGCAGTAAAAGACGCGGTAACCGCCTACGCTCATTCGGTTGTTGACGGAAAACGCATTGCCGGGCCGCATGTGCGGGCGCAGTGTGCCCGACACCTCAAAGATATTGCAGAAGGTAAGAAGCGCGGGCTGGTTTGGAATGTTGAAGAATCAAACAAGGCGCAGCGCTTTTACAGCAACGTCCTGAAACTCAACGGCGGCGACTACGAAGGCAAACCTTTCGAGCTGCTGCCCTGGCAGAAGTTCGTGGTTGGCTCGCTGTTCGGTTGGCAGGGCGTTGACGGATACCGGCGCTTTCGAGTGGCCTACGTTGAAACCGCCAAGGGTTCCGGCAAAAGCCCGCTGGCCGCTGGCATTGGCTTGAAGGGATTGGTGGCTGACAACGAGCCACGCGCTGAAATCTACAGCGCCGCCACGAAAAAGGATCAAGCCATGATCCTGTTTCGTGACGCCGTTGCCATGGTGGATCTATCGCCTGAGCTATCCAAGCGCCTGCAAAAGAGCGGAACGGGTGAGCGGTGCTGGAACCTTGCCTACATGGCGCAGGGCGCATTCTTCAGGCCAATCAGCAGCGACGACGGGCAAAGCGGCCCACGGCCCCACATCGGCCTGATTGACGAGCTGCACGAGCACAAGACGAATACGGTTGTTGAAATGCTGCGCGCTGGCACCAAGAGCCGCCGGCAAGCCCTGATCTTTATGATCACCAACTCGGGCTCGAACAAATCGAGCCCCTGCTGGGGCTACCACGACTACGGCGCAAAAGTCAGCGCGGGAACCCTGGAAGACGACAGCTTTTTTGCATACATCTGCAGTCTTGATGAGGGTGAAGACCCCATCAAAGATGAATCGTGCTGGCCAAAAGCCAACCCAAGCCTGCAGGAAGCTGACCTCCCAGGGGTCAAGTACCTGCGCGAGCAAGTGCGCGAAGCCCGCGGCATGCCGGGCAAAGAAGCCCTGGTGCGCCGGCTCTGCTTTTGCGAATGGACCGATGCCGAAAACCCGTGGATCTCGTCCGACGTGTGGTTTGGTGCCGAGCAAGATTTTGACTACATGGAGTTTGCTGGCCGGCGTGCCTATGCCGGGCTTGACCTATCCAGTACCACCGACTTGACCGGTCTAGTGTTGTGGATCGAGCCGCTTGTGCCCGACGAGCCTTGGCGCATCGTGCCGTTTTGCTGGGTGCCAGATGAGGATCTGGAGCGCAAAGAAAACCTCGATCGCGTGCCCTACCTGGCATGGCGCAGCGCTGGGCACCTCTTTACCACGCCCGGCCGCGCCGTCTCAAAGCTCACGGTCGCAAAGTTTTTGGTGCACCTCTCAGAGGTTTTTGAAATACAGGCCGTGGGCTATGACCGCTGGCGCATCGAAGACTTTAAAGCCCTGGCCGATGACAATGGCCTCACCCTGCCGCCGATGGAGCCCTTTGGCCAAGGCTACAAAGACATGAGCCCGGCTGTCGAAGCCTTTGAGACTCATCTGCTCAACAACACCGCCGTGCACCCCGGTCACCCTGTCCTTACCTGGTGCGCAGCAAATGCCGTTGTTGTGGCCGATGACGCCGAAAACCGCAAGCTCAGCAAAGCCAAGGCCAGCGGCCGAATCGACTTGATCATTGCCGCCACCATGGGCGCCGGCCTTATCGCCCGGCTCACAGCCACGCAAACCGAAACCCCTGGAATCCTGCTCCTATGAACACTGCCCTCCGCCTCCGCGCTGAGCTGCTACTCGAGCAAGACCGCGGCACCCGCGCGCCTGCGCCCGCCGTCCAGGCCCAGGCATACCCGCTCTCCGGCGGTGTGCGTGGCTCCACGCTC